TTAAGAGCCCCGAGAACCTACTTAGTTAGGAGAGACTAATCTCCTTAGCTAACTTGGATCCTGATGTCCCGTCGGGAGTTACAACCCGATTGGATTTCCTGTCAAGTCTCCGAGTCTGACTATTTAGTCATAGTTAGACTAGCCTTAAAAAGGTCGAGTGCTTCCCTTGGAAGAGGGAAGAACCCTTCAATTTTAAATGCGGATAGCAAAATTCCGAATTCGACAGTATCTTTTCTCCGTCTTTCAAGATGGTAGTCGCGCAACCTAGGTTGCCGCGGCCTATCTTTAAAGGCGTTCAAAAGACTGCCGAAATCGGTAAGAGCGTAAACGATCGAATCGTCTAAACTATTACCGGTAGAAGCTTGCATGACACTTGCTATAAATCGTGTATCATCATCTTTGAGGGCTTGCGCCCAAGAAGAATGATGGCATACCATTTGTAGCAAGCCATCGTTGACAGAGACTACTCTTTGGTTGTTTCGTCCAAAGAGAATACGAAGGAAGTATTGAACGGTGACTTCGCCTTGCGGCTTATAACCGATTAATAGTTCTCTAGCACTCCCAATTTGTGTTCTGAAATACTCGAAGAGTATCTCAGCCAATTGAGGATTGATTACTGACGGATGGACTGCGAAGTCCGTGTCCGTGCAGGTCAACCTCTCTTGAAGCTTGTTCCGTATCGAACGGAACATGTAAACACAAAGAAACAGGGTTTCTAAGCGATTAGATGTCCCGGGATACGTAACAGACTCAAAATCAAATTGGTGCCGTATTTCACTACAACGAACTAGAAAGGCAGCCTCGTTGGAAACGAGGGGTTGCCCCTCTAAAAGTCGTAGTGGAAGAGGCGAGAGTTCTTGACCATTAACGAAAATTCGCTTCGCGAATTCCGCAATGGATTTACCTCGTGTTGAGGTAAATGAGTCAGCTTCTGAGAAGCTTATCTCAAGTTCTCCTAACAAACTCTTGTAAGAATCTGCTAATTTCTTACCCCTGATGACTAAATCGTCACCAAGGATGAGGAATCGTCCCTTCGTACGAACGCGAGCTCTCTTGCCTGCGATGCGCACGAGAAGATGATGACATAGAGCAAAGGATGCCCAAGAGGTAGGAATACCCATTGGAGATCCAACGCTATATGAAGTCACCTTCTTTTGACCATCGTTGGATATATAAGTCACTTGCGGTCGGAGAATTAGATCTTTGAATTCTTGTTCAACCTCGGTTAATCAAGGAAACAGAGTTTTAATTAACTCCCACTGCAGATCGGACGGAAAGCGATCTGTAGCTTTACTCAAGTCAATTGAGTAAACCTCCAGACCCCTTCCTGTCCAATCTCGAAGAACGTCACTAGATTTAGACTGTTCTCACGAACAATCTTCTTCTAACTGACGTAGGAGCTTCATTAGGTAGTCATGGTATGGCTTCAGTAAAAGCTGTACCGTCTGAGTACCTATTGAAACAACTCGAGATTTTCCCTCATAGTCGGAAATCACGCTAAGCCTTGTTGAAGCGGCAGTGTTGCGAATCTCAGTAATGAGATTTGCGAAGTTGTCACTCAACATGGTTATAGCGAGATCTCCTCTATTAGAGATAACCTCGTCTTTGAAGCGACCAGGGTAAGTTGGCGAGCCTTGAGAGTACAGAGCATCAAACAGTGTTTGATATTCTGGTCTCTGGGCTCAGTAACTTGCCTCGAGAGGAAAAGTTATGGAAGCAGGAAGTTTTCACAATCCTCTCTTTAGAGAAATCTTTAGAGAGAATTTTGAAAGCTCTGCCTTCTTCCATCACTTTGGTATCTGTTCCCTTAGCTCTAGTATCAATTGTTGAATGTTTTGTTGGGTCTCGGACCTTTCAAAACCGTCTTCAATTGACGCTAGATCAATAACAGGATAATCATTCAATGCTTTACTTCGGTTAAGCACTGAAAGGATTACCCTCTTAAATTGATTATCATTACTTACTGTTAGTGATAATCACTTAGGGTTTCTGTCGAGCTTACATGGAGCAATCCATGGGAGTTCTACAGGATAGGATACTCTGGAATCAGACACATATGAAGCTATAACACATTTTCGCAAATGTTTTAAAACCTTTATACGTGTCGTACGACTCCAGTCCCGAT